TCACGGAATTTTTTGATGCCATTACTCATTTACGTACTGCCTTTATTACGATTCAATTAGATTAGGAAATGCTTCTTCAATAGTCTTTTTAGTAAGTCCTTTAAAAGGCTTCTTGCTAATCATTTGGCAGAGAGTATCTGCGTCATCATTATCAACATCTTCTAAAAGACTAATAAACAGCTGTTCGCGCTTGACTTTATTTAAACTATCATATCCGCCGTTTTTAATGAACATTCTTAATTTACGAGCTTCTCTAAATAAAAGACTTTTTGCTTCGTCTTCGTATTCGTTTTTCTCCCAAGGTGGAGGTGTGTTCGGAATCAAAAACTCAATCGCGTTATCATATGTATATTTTAGCACAATTCTAAGTGCTGGATTATCATTTTTACGAAGAAAATCAACTTTTTCTTCAGTTGTTTTCTTTTCAGCTGCGCTTTGAATGATTTCTGTGATAGAAATTCTTACTGCCATTTTAAAAGTCCTGTAAATCAGTAATAAGATGTTTCAACTTCTTTTTAATAAAGAAGTTGAAAAGTTGCTCACGGCCAACCGTTTTTTCTTGGTTGTATTCGTCTAGAATCTGATCTTGATATTTTTGTGGAATTTGCGAAAGATCAATCATCATTTTGTTACGGTAGAAACGTCGCAGTGTTTCTTCATCCATTTTATCCGTACCTTGCTTGTACAAATCTAGACGCTTTTGTGTCATTGCTTTTTGTCGCTCGCCAACAGCAAGACAGTTATCAGCAGAGAGAATATTAGGTACACCGTCACCAGTATCACCTTTGATAATATGTTCTTGCAAAAATTGATCAGGTTGATCTGTACGCAACCAACGCTTACGAATAGGATCGTATTGATGAATGTTAGCGTATTTTTGCAGTTGGATGTAGTCTTTATCACCAGACAGAATAAGGAACTTTTCAGCACCAATATTCAATTCAGATCCAAAGGTGTTACATACTGTACCAATAATGTCGTCGGCCTCGCAATGATCAATGTGAACTACTTTATATGGAAAGAATTCTCGCAGTTCACCACGAATGTTATTCATAATTTCAAACAAAGCATTCCAATCCATACCAGATTCGTCGCGAGACTTTTTGCGATTAGCTTTGTAATACGGATATGCTTCTCTGCGCCAAGTATTTTTACCGTCAGCACAAATAACGATTTCGCCATATTCTGCAGAAAACTTTTTGCGGTTAGAACGCAAAGAGTTAAGGAACATATGACGAATGATGTTCTCGTCTGCTGCTACATCAGTGTGGTTACCGATGCTTGCAAAAAGTGAAGCTAGGATAACTTGATTATAATCAACTAGGATTGCCATAATATTCTTTAATGTTTAAGTTAGTTTACATGTTAATTATAACACATGTAAACTGAAATGTCAACCTTTATTGGTATTTCTGGCGTAATAGTTTTGTCCACGAGTTAGAAAAGCTGTTGATGTCGTTAGGAACTAAACCAAAGCGGTCTGAACGGGTGAATCTTGTAAGGAAATTGGGATCGTTTTTCTGATGCTCTAAGACGCTTTTCGTAACAGCGTAAGCTAGATTAGCATGATCTGCCGTATCTTCTGTATAATCATACATGATTGTAGCATTTGCTGCAGTTTCAGGTAAAGCACCAAAGTTTGGATGAATACATAGCAATCCACTACGAATAGCTTCAATCAAAGCAATACAAGAGGTTTCTTTCCAAATGTTTGGATACAAGAAAATATGCGCATTATCTAATGCTTGAAGAACTTGTTCATTAGGAACTGCACCATGATAAGTCATATTAGGATGTGCTTTGATCTGTTCAAACAATTTAGCGTATGGTTCATCGCGTTGAGCCCAACCGTAAATTGCAAAAGACGAATAAACATCTAGATGAATATTCGGATATTCCCGAGACAGCGCATCTATAATAGGAAATACAAGTTCTAGACCACGATGTGGTGTAGTATGATAGATAAATCGAATAGTGCCTGTTGTATCTTTTTCTTTTGCTTCATAACGCTTTTCAATAGCATTAGGAATAACAGAACATTTAGAATACGGGATTTGAAACAATCGAATATACTGATCACGCTGCCACGAGGACACAAAAACAAAATGATCGAATTGCTTCCAACCGTCTTCCATCAAGACCTTGTTTTCTGGATCTTCTGCAAGATCATGACAATACATAATATTTTTTACATCTTTAGGAATGTCACGAGGTCTTGAAAAGTGGATTGCATAACCTTCTAACAATTCTTTTTGAACCGTACTAAGAAGGCGCTTTCGCATCATTTCTGTTCCGCCCATAGAATTTTTAGATAGCTCGGTTTCTACAACCTCACCTTTATAAATCATACTCATTTATTGCTCCACTTTAAAATCTTTAAGCGAATCCCAACGGAATGAACGCCAGCCTTCAGCTGTAACATCATATACCGCAAGAACATCTGGGTTAGGTGTTTTTGTTTTCTTTTCAATAGTTTCTTCTAGATCAATTTGAGCAGGGAGAAGGTCTTCTTTGAGAGTACATTGCATTACTCGCTCTTCACCATTTACTTTTGTAAAAGTAACAGTACAAACATTTGAGTGCAAAGCATTTTTAATTTCTTGTTGATTCATCATGGTAAAAATTTCCAGTTTAGGTTAATATTTATTTCTTTTTTACAAATTTCTTTCAGCACTTCTTCAAAGTCTGAAATATCGCCGTTGTTGTGTATCCTATAGGTCTTTACATCAAACTTATGAGGTAATACATATTTCTTTTCTATATCAGTTTTCTTATTAATCACAAATTCTTGTGTTACATTTCCATCAAAATACCTCCGAGAATCAGAAGAAAAATCATGTCCATCACGTGTAAGTTGAACTAAGATAAAATTATCGTTTCCAACTTTTTCAACTACAGGAATAAGTTCATCAATAAAGCCACCGTCTGAAATGCAATAATCTTTTTGAAGATCAATTTCATTAGCTACTAATTTACCAAAATAGTCTAAGCCACAACGAGGTTTAATGATTTTTTCAGAGACATGAATCATTGCTTCTCGACGTGACATGTTATCAAGAAGCGGAGATTTAACTTCTTTCTGAGAACGATCATTATAACCATCCATGAACCATTTCGTATCAACACCAAAATATTTAATAGTTTCTACGTAAAGTTGATATTTAAATGACAAGTGCTTAAAGCCATACTGCTTAAAATAATCTGCAGCATGATCTTTTCCAGAACCAGGAGGACCGTTAAATAATATGATCATAATTTATTATACACTATAAATTTTAAATGTCAACTAGCAATCAAACTACGAACATGATTTCGGTGGATTTTGCACTGTATAATTCCGTTGTAATAATCATCTCGTAATAGCACATCGTTTTCAAATTGATATTTTGCTTCTAAATAACCAAGTTGTCCTTTTGACATGCAAAGATATAAAATTTCTCTATGAAAATTATCTACACCTTTTTCTTCTACCATTAACTTAACTTCTTCAGAAGAACCATAATATTTTTGCCAATCAGTTTCTTTTACTACGGTTCTTTTTCTAGTCTTACCTTTTAGTGGTGCAAGTTTGCGCTTAGATGTAAGTAACTTTTTTCCAACATATTTTTTATTGTTGGATTTGTCTGTAATTAAATAAACAAATCCAACATAATCTTCAATCATTTCTGAAGTAAACACTTCACCTTTATAGAACCACATATAATCTCCATACACATATATGGAGATATTTATAGGTTATTTTAGAATGTCTGTAATAGTGTATGCTAGTTCACGGAACCATTGTTCGTCATGACCGCGTGTTGTTTCAGCAGCAGTACCAATACGAATACCACTTGTTTCTACAAAGCTACGGGGGTCATTAGGAATACCATTCTTGTTTACAGTAATTCCGTTTGCTTCGAGCAAATCTGCTGCTTCACGACCACTGTATTTACTCTTACTTAGATCCATTAGAATAATGTGACTATCGGTACCGTCAGTTTGTACTTTAAAACCTTCTTTGGTAAACACATCACACATTGCTTTTGCATTTCGTACAACGTTTTGAGCGTAGTCCATAAATTCGTCTGTACTTGCTTCAATAAAGCATTGAGCTTTTGCAGC